TAATCCTAGAGCAAAGGGTGGTTTAACCCGTTGGTTTGCTGAAAATTGGGTAGATGTTAAAACAGGTAAGCCTTGTGGTCGTTCAAAAGGCGAAAAACGAGGTTATCCTGCCTGTCGACCTAGTAAGCGTGTATCAAGTAAGACACCTAAGACAGTAGGAGAAATGACAGCTAGTGAAAAAGCACGTTTTAAACGTGAAAAAACTAGCAGTAAGAAGATAACATATCAACATAGACGTAAAAAAACTACCAAAAGGACTAAAAAATGATTGAAATTACTGATGAGATGCTTGATGCTATTGAAGCAGTAAAAGGCAAACGTAATCCTGCACTCTGGGACAACAGATGTCAACAATATTTGCTAAATAGCAAGAAAGGTACTGTAAAAAAGTCAACAACAAGTTAAACTATTTATAAATACTCTTTTTTCTTAGAATCATGGCATTTTTTCGTGGCGAAGAAGGTTCTGTTAAATTCATAAACGGATCTGGCTCTGTAGCAGCAATTACTTCTACTACAGCTTGGACACTTGATACAACAAAAGATACTCTTGAGTGTACTGCTCATGGAGATACATCAAGAAAGTATGTGGGATCTTTAATCTCTGGTTCTGGTACTGTTGATTTCTTATATACAGCAGCTAGTGGAGATGAAACAGCTAACCTTCTTGCAGATGTATTTACAACAGAAGATGCGGCCGATGCACAGTTTGAACTATTTTTAGATACTTCAACCAGCAAAAAAGTAACTTTTAATGGAATTGTTACAGGAACAAATTTATCTTCAACTGTTGGAGACATTACTACAGTTTCAGTAAGTTTCATTACATCTGGTGCTATTACCAACGCTGTTTAATGCCTAAAGGTTCTTACTCAGCGAAGCAACGTAAATTAGCTGCTGTTGCTCCACCACGGGATAAGATTACGGCTGCGGATTTTAAAAAGCTACGTTCTAAAACTAAAAAGAAAAAAAAGAAGTGAAACTTACCACTCGCCAAAAAAATCTATTAGAGAAACATTCTGAGCACCATAGCGATAAGCATATGGAGTTTATGAAAAGGCGAATGAGAGCAGGAGA